GTGGACTCTTTGATATGTTTGATGCACCTAAGAAAGAAGCAAAGCTAGGTGCAGACTTAGATTATGGTTTATTAGCTAGTAACTTTGCACCTGATATGAAAGAAACAGGCGAAGAAATAAAAACAATAGTTACAAACCCACGTGAAACTGTTAAAGCAATTGCTGATTTAGCTGGTGGAGCTTGGAGAACTGGTTTAGGTAAAGTTATGCCTGAAGGTGTAATGGATTTTCTTGAGAGCGTAGATGAAAAAGTAGGCTATGACAGTAAACCAAGAGAAGAATTAGCGCAAGGAGCATGGAAAGACATAGTAGCTACTCATGGTAGTATTGATGGCTTTAAAAAGTTTGCACAAGAAAACCCTTTTGAGGCAATGTTAGAACTTACAGGTGCTGGGTTAGTTGCTAGACAAGTTAAGAACGTAACTGCTCCTGTTGTAAAAAATGCAATACAAGCAGCTGAAGAGATAGGATTGATGGATCACGTAAGAAAATTTGGATCGTTGCCTGTTGGATTATCAATAGTAGATGTTAATAAACGCTATCCTGGTGTATCAGATGAAATAAAAAAACAATTAGCAATGGGATTAGGCAGAGACAGAATAGCTGATGATTTAATAAAAGAGTCAATTAACAAAGGTGTCATGGATATAGATGTAAAGAAAACAGGAACACCACTCGAACATAATTATGTTTCAGCTTACGATGTTTTACCAGGTAGAGTAGTTGCATCAGGTATGGCAGATGCCTCATCTACTGGTCAAACTATTAGAGAAGTTGGTGGTAAAGAAGTTGGTTTTGGTGGTTCAATTGAAGAAGGCGGTCAACAGTTTGCGGATAAGTTTAAAGACATGGCCTGGGCCAATGATCCAAAGGCTATAAAAGCTCTTGTTAATAATTTAAAAGAGTCTGAAAAATTACGTGTTAAAAAAGGACTTTTAGATGAAACTGCGTTTGCACCTTTCCAAATGGGGTTAGGAGCTATTAATTTCGCAGTTCAAATGTCTGACACAATGGTTAAATCTGCTAAAACTAATTTAAACAAAAAACAAATAGCAGACCTAGACGATAAAATTAGAAAAACAGAATACTTAAAAACATTTAACGAAGGTAAACCAGATGAATTTAAAAAGAAAGTATTCTTAAACCCTGATTTTGTTGGATTAGATAAAGTTGATTTAACTAAATTGTCTGGCCCACAAAAGAAAGATATTATTAGAATACTTGATACAAATGCTAGAGATGATATTGGCTCAATGTTGCAGCATCAATTAGCTAATAGTGATCCACAACAATTAATTACCGATCCTTATACACTTCATAATGTAATGATTCCAGATAAAATTCCACCAAATGCAGATGGTACTATTCCATCAGGTCATAGAACATATGGTGCTGCTGTAAAAGGTAGAATGGTTGGTCGTATTGAAGAACCAATTAATTTATTAGACTTGATGGTTATAAATGACAACAAAGGAAAAAGAATAACTAACGAAAGAATGAAAGGCGCAAAAAAAGCCTCATTGAACAAATCTATTATGGGGCAAAAAATTCGTCAAGTTATCACAGAAGAAGATGTTGACAGAGCTGTAAAAGCAAATCAACGGAGAATGGGTTTGCTCTTATAACAATCAACATTATTCTTAATTACTGATATACTTACGTTAAAATAGGACTGATTATGGCATTAAATACGTACACAGGCTTAAAAACAAGCATTGCTGATTTCTTAAATAGAGATGATTTGACAGCAGTTATACCTGACTTTATTTCATTGGCTGAAGCACAGATCAATAGAGATATACGTCATTGGAAGATGGAAGCACGAGCCAATGGACAACAAACAAATCTTGATGAATACATGCAGATACCATCTGACTGGGTAGAAACTATTAGATTGCACCTGACAGGATCAGGCACGTCTACAGTAAATCTTGTATCAAGAGATGCTATGGCTGATAAACGTCAAGCAAACAATAACGAAACAGGAACACCAACACATTACACACACGCAGATGGACAATTTCAGTTGCACCCAACTCCAAGTAATGACATAGATTTTGAGTTACTCTACTATCAGAAGCTAGACGCTTTAAGTAGTAGTAACGCAGATAATTGGCTTTTACTAGAAGCACCTGATGTATACCTCTATGGAGCGTTATTACATTCAGCACCGTATCTAGCAGATGACCAAAGAGTAGCTGTATGGGCGCAGTTGTATGGCGCAGCAGTACAGCGTTTAAACGAAGTCTCTGAAGACGCTAGGTTTAGTGGTTCAGGGTTAACACTTAAAGTGAGGGGATTGATATGAGTTTTACCAACTTTTTAGAAACAGAAATTTTAGATCATGTATTTGCTGGAGCGGCTTACTCAGCTCCTTCTCAGCATTACTTAGCATTATTTACAGCAGCTCCAGGTGAAACTGGTGGTGGTACTGAAGTATCAACTTCAAATACAGCATATGCAAGAAGACCTGTAAACTTTACTACATCAGGTGCAACGACATCAAATAACGCAGCAGTAGAATTTGCTACAGCAACTGCGGCTTTTGGTACAGTCACACACGTTGGAGTATTTGATGCAGCTACATCAGGAAATATGATGGCCTACGCAACATTAGCATCATCCAAAGCGATTGATACTGGTGACGTGTTTCGAGTACCATCAGGTGACTTAGACATAACGCTCAACTAATACAGTTGTAACGTATGGCTTTTGTATACGGTGATTCGTATTATGGCTTACGTACTTGGGGTAGTAGTAGCGGTGATGTAAAAGATGCTTCAGCCGCACTTACAGCCACATCAAGTTCAGGAGCTGTAGACTGGGTAGTAGCTCGTGGTAGTGGTGTTATAACAATAACCGTTGCCTCTGGTACTACGTGTAGTGGCGAAAAGATAATACTAGAAGAGTCTGACCGTTATACTTATGGTTCAGGCTTGTGGGGGCGTAATGTCTTTGCTGGTAATGCAGACTTACAAACTATTGTATCTGCAACATCGTCTATTGCAAATGTAGTACAAGAAAGAGTACGTACAGCTAGTGCAACCGTATCCGCAAGTGCAACCGTATATGCAATTGGTGGTATGCGAAGTAACGCATACTCCGAATCTGTATCTACCAGTAGCATGGCAACTTCAAATGCTACGCTTAGAGTTAGAGAAAGTGCTGCGACATCTACGTCAGCATCATCTGCAACATCTAATGCAACGTGTACATGGAGTACAGGAGCAACTGTAAGTGCAACAGGTACGTTAACAGGTGCTGCAATTCAGTTCTTTGAGGAACGTGCAGACAAATTTACATATGGTTCAGGTAAATACGGTTACAACCCTTACGATGCTACAGATTTACAAACAATAATATCTGCTACGTCTGTAGGCACATCTTGTGTAGGTGCAAAAGTAAATCTAGCCGCTGCAAATAGTATTGCTACTTCTTCAGCAACAGCTAGTGGAGAACAAATAGACCAGCCTACAAGTGCTATGTCAGCAACTTCTAGTGTTACGGTCAGAGCAGAAGCTATATTTACATCAAGTGCAACAAGTCAATCAGCTTCTACTACAGCATTTACAACAGTTATTAGAGTAAGAGAAGATACAGCGGCAGTATCAGTAACGTCAGGTGTAGCTACATTAGGTAGAGAAAAATGGGAAATAATTGTTAACAACACTAATACTTGGACACAAATAGCGGCATAATATTATGGCATTAATACCACTACAATTACCACCAGGAGTTCATAGAAACGGTACAGACTTTGAGTCATCTAATAGATGGCGTGATGCTAGTCTAGTCAGATGGCATGATGGATCAATGCGACCAGTTGGTGGTTGGACTGTGAGAAAATCAAATGCATTTGCAGCAGCTCCTAGAGCAATGCTTTCGTATCTTGATAATAATAGTGATGAACACTTAATTGCTGGTACTTATAATAAACTGTATTACGTGAACCCCTCACAAACAGTTTACGATATAACACCAACATCAGGATTTACTGATGGAACAACAAGTGGTGCGTTAAATACAGGATTTGGTGGTGGTTTTTATGGTTTTTCAAATTATGGTACAGCACCATCAAGCTCTGGTGTTTATTCTGAAGCAACTACATGGTCATTAGATACTTGGGGTGAATACCTCTTAGCAATATCATCAACAGATGGTAAGCTATTAGAATGGCAAGGCAATACAGGAGCAAAGGCACAAACAGTATCTAACGCTCCGACAGGCAATAATGCAATGGTTGTATCTGAAGAACGCTTTGTTTTCTGTTTGGGTGCTGGTGGCAATCCACGTAAAGTGCAATGGTCTGATAAAGAAAACAATACTGTCTGGTCTCCTTCAGCAACAAATGAAGCTGGTGATATGGAACTACAGACTACAGGGCAAATTATGTGTGGCTTGAGAATGAGAGGATCGACAATTATTTTGACTGATAACGATGCACATATAGCACAATACTCTGGGCCGCCATTTGTTTATGGCTTTGAAAGAGTAGGTACAGCTTGTGGAGTTGCATCAAGAAAAGGAGCAGTAGCAATAGATCAAGGTGCATTCTGGATGGGTAGAAATGGATTCTTTACATTTGATGGATCAACAGCAAAAGAAATGCCTTGTGAGGTAGCAGATTATGTTTTTGATGACATGAACCCAGCACAAGTAAGCAAAGTATATGCAGTTCACAATTCACAGTTTGGTGAGATATGGTGGTTCTATCCATCTGCAAACTCCAACGAAAATGATAGGTATGTAACTTTAGACTATAAAGAAGGTCATTGGGCAACTGGTACATTAGATAGAACTGCTGGTGTAGATCAAGGTGTGTTTTCTAATCCAATCTTTGTAGATGCTAGTGGTAATTTATACAACCATGAAACAGGGTATACACACTCAGGTTCAGTTAAACCATTTGCAGAAAGCGGCCCAATAAGTTTAGGTAACGGTGATAACATTATGCGTGTTACACAATTAATACCTGATGAACGTGTGCAAGGTGAAGTTAAAGTAACCTTTAAAACCAGAACTCATCCAAACGATACAGAAACAAATCATGGTGAAGTAACATTAACAAACCCAACAGACGTAAGATTTCAAGGTAGACAAGTAAGAATGAAAATACAAGGAGCTGGTAACACAAATTGGCGATCAGGTGTAATGAGAATAGAAGCAAACGCTGGAGGTAGACGATGAGTATTGCAACACCACCTTCACCTTTAGGTGGCGATTGGAAACCGTGGGGTGAAAGACTTAATAAATTTTTGACTGCTACTAGAAATAAATTACAGTTTAGAGATGCAGAGGCAAAAGCCACAGAAGATGGCATTATAATGTGGGATGCTGTACAAAATGCGGTTGTAGTTTCCAAGAATGGAGCTTGGGTTAAGTTAAAATACGATCCATGAGTCTAGCTGAAGAATTATTAAGATGCCAGAAATGGATACAGGCTGCATTGAATAAAGGTGGCGATACTCACGACTTTAAAGATGTAGTTGATGGTGTATTAAGTGGCAACATGCAACTGTGGTTAGGTGCTAACGGTTGTGCAGTAACTGAAATAATCGTGTATCCTAATAAGAAAGTGCTACACGTATTTCTTGCTGGTGGTGATCAAGGTCAAGGAATAGAACAAATAACAGACATGCATGATGATGCAATGGCATGGGGTAAAGAACAAGGATGTGATGGTATGACAGTAACTGGGCGTAGAGGTTGGAAAAAAATCTTGCAACCTAGAGGATGGACTGAACAGTTCACAACATTATTAAAGGAGTTTTGACATGAGTGGTGGCGGTGGAAAAAGTGGAAGTGAAAGTACAGAGACTAGTTTACCTGAATGGCTAAGAGGCCCAGCAGAACGTAATCTAGGTAGAGCTGAAGACGTACAAAGATTAGGTTATATGCCATACAGAGGCCCAGAAGTAGCAGCCTTTACACCTAATCAATTGGCAGCAATGCAAAATAATAATGATGCAGCACGTGCATTTGGTTTTGCAGCTCCAGGCGGTGCAGCTGAAGGTATGCCAACACCTGAACTTTATGCGGGTGGTATAAGAGCATACGACTCAAATGCATTATATGACCAAGCACTCTTAGACACTCAAGCCTATCAACCTGAGACTTTTGACCAATACAACGCATTATTTGGTAGTAATGTAGCAACTACAGCAAATCCTAACCCATTACCTACTGGAAGACCAAGTGGTGGTGGCGGAAGTTTTGGTGGTGTTGATCCTAATGAAGTTGCAATACAAAAATTACGTGATGACAGAGCTAATGCTACTAATACGCCAACTGCAATGCAAAATTATTTAGATGATAGTCAAATGATTCCTAGTGATCCACGTAAATCGCCAGGTCATCCATCAAATTTTAATTACACGCCAAATTATCAAGCATCTATTCCTGGCACAACAATGGATGATACAGCAGCTATACAAGCTGGTATGACACCTCAGTATCGAAATACAAATTTAGGTGCAATGGATATTCACTCAGGCAGTAGACTTGAACAAAATCTCTCAAACCCTATAGATCAAATGATGGCAGAATATGAAGCAAAACTAGCGGGAAAGTAAACGGGAGTGTAGATGCCTCCCCTGTACCCAGCCTAATGAACGCCTCACTACTATCAAGTGAGAATGGTATAGGTAACGCTGTTCAGGGTTCAGGTATGGGTGTACCAACATTGCAAAATAGAGGTATAGGTACTGCAACTCAAAGCTCTGGAATGGGTGTACCAACATTACAGGAACGTGGTATAGGAAATGCACAACAATTTTTCAGTCAGCCAATGATGGCTAGTGGTTCACCAAATAGCAGAGGTGTAGACACATCATTATCAGACAATATGATTAATACGGTTGGTACTGGTATGGGAAACAACCTTAGAGTTTTAGCAGATAAAATGCAAAATGTTAATGAAATATATGGATCACCTGATACCCTATCTGTAGACGATAGAATTAAAATTATGAACGGTGAAATGACTGAAGCACAAGCAGATAAAATTTTAGCAGATTCACAATTGCCTTTTAGAGATAAAGGCGGTAGTGGATTTTTTAGGTCGCTTGATCCGATTGATATGGCTTTTAGAATGGCAGTTGGTGGTGACACAACACAAAATTCTATTGATGCACATAGAGCAAATAAAAATTCTAATTTTGGCGATGGTCTTATGGGGTATAAAGATGAAAATATGCTCAACCAAGATGGTACAACATATATACCAGTATCAGATATGCCGAATGGTTATCATTTTAAATCAGGTAAAGATGCGGGTAATATGGCTAGAGGTGATTTGACTCTAGGAGGTATTCCGTTGGCTTTATTAGGTCATGCATATCAACAAGGAACAGGACTTTTAAAAATGGATGGTTCGTATGGCAGAGGAGCAAGATTACAGGCTTCTGACAATGCTAGAGGTATAGCTGCAAGTGGCAATGCACCAGCACTACAAGGTATATTTGATCGTATGGATGCTGGTAGAGCAAGAGATGAAGTTATTAAACAAAGAATAGCTGATGGTACTTTTGTGCCAGGTAAAAAAGCACAAGCATATAATCCACCAAAAGAAACTGTTGCTGATAGGAAAGGGTACACACCTAAACCCGCAGCTAAAACAAAAGTAAAAGTAGATTATAATAAGAACAAACCTGTGGTAGTTAAAAAGACTAAACCTACTCCAAGAGGCCCACAACCTGTAAAAGTTACAAGAACAACAGGAAGCAGAGGTGGCAGAGGTAATGTAGGCGCAAGACGTAGATTAACAGGCGGTAGGTAATTAAATGGAGATAATGTAATGGCTGGACAAGCAAACGGTGGTCAAGTAACTCAACCTAATTCACTAAATCAAGGTAAGTATGTAGGAAATCCAAACCATATGAATGGAGGCACTATGAAATTAGGTGGTGGTTTGCCACAACAATCTACTCCTGAATATCTTAAAGGCTTTACTCCTCCACAAATGAATACTATGGATAGTCGGAGGTACACTCTAGATGGTCAACAACTAACAGGTTCAAGCTCATACATTGGTGCATTAACAAAACATTTAAATGATACAGGTCAAGGACATTTATTAACTGGTGGTACGTATACTCCTCCATCTACTACTCAACCTGTGCCAACTCCAATAGCTAATCCAACAACTCCCGCAGTACAACCGCCAAACATTAATACATTAGCTGCTGAAGGAATTAGAGCAGCTGGAACAGCAACTGGACAAGGATTAGGTTTTACTCCACAACAAGTGGCAGTAGCTGGTAATAGTGCTTCAGTTACACCAACTAACGTAGTAGGATCAGATGTTGTTAACGCTAATGTAGTTGGCTCAAATGTTAATCCAGCTCTAAATGCTGTGACAGGTAGTAATGTAGATGCTTCTTTAAATGCTGTAACAGGTTCTAATGTTGATCCATCACAATATAATGTAACAGGATCAAATGTAGATGCTTCTGCAAATGATGTAACTGGCTCAAATGTTGCTGGTTCTAATATAGCTGCAACACAGGTAGGCCAACAAAATGCTAGTCCACAAGTAATGGCAGAGCGTTTAGCTAATACAAATATGGCTCAATACATGAATCCATATACAGATCAAGTAATTAGAGCTAATGAAGTTGATGTATTGCGAGGTGCTAACATGGGATTGGACATGCTCGGCGCACAGGCACAAGCAGCGGGTGGATTTGGTGGATCACGACATGGTATTGCAATGGGTGAGATTGGCCGAGGTATGGCAGATACATTAGCTAGAACTTCTGCTGGACTAAGACAGGCTGGGTATCAAAATGCTCAACAAGCAGCTGGTCAAGATATTGCCAATAATTTCCAATCACAAATGGCTAACCAACAAGGCGGTCAATTTGATGTAAATACAAATATGCAAAGACAGTTAGCTAATCAAGGTGCTAACTTACAAGCATCACAACAGAATCAACAAAACGCATTACAAGCTGGACTTGCAAATCAACAGAACACGTTACAAGCTAGACTAGCGAATCAAAGTGCTGGAATGCAAGGTCAATTAGCTAATCAACAAAATGCACTACAAGCAGCTGGAATGAATCAATCAGCTGGAATGCAAGGAGCATTAGCTAATCAAGCGGATGCGCTAAGATCACAAGGCATGAACCAACAATATGGAATGCAAGGACAACTTGCTAATCAAAGTAACGCATTGCAGTCACAAGGTATGAATCAGCAATACGGTATGCAAGGACAACTAGCAAATCAGGGTAATGCCTTACAAGCGGCTTTAGCTAATCAGTCTGCGGGTATGCAATCAGGTTTAGCAAATCAATCTAATGCATTAAATAGTGCTTTAGCTAATCAAAACTTTAATTTTCAAGGTCAAAGAGCGAATCAACAGGCTGGTCAACAAGACATTGCAAATAGATTACAAGCAGCTCTTGCAAATCAAAGTGCGGGATTGTCTGGTAACTCTCAAAGGATGGGCGCAGCTCAACAATTAGGTGGTTTAGCTAATCTAGGATTTAACATGGGGCAAACGGTAAATAGTAATCTTGCACAACAAGGAGCTATGCAACAAGCACTACAACAAGTAATTCTTGACAATGCTAGAGCTAAGTTTGCTGGTTATACAGGCCAACCAGCTGCTGGTATAGGTTATTTAAGTCAGGCTCTTGGTAATACACCGACAACAAATACACAAACACTCACAAAAACACCTGGATTGTTTGATTACTTAACATTAGGGGCATCAATGATGCCAGGGAGCTAAAAAATGGCAATAGGTTTAGGGCAAATGCTAATAAGTGGTCTCATAGGTAGTGAGGTGCAAAAAAAAGGTGGCTTGATGCAAATGTTAGGTGGTGGTAATAATACACCTCAAATGCCTAAAGAAGCTACACATACAATGCCTGATGGTACAGTCATGCCTGGAGCTACACATGGAGAATACAATCAAACTGCACAAGCTCCACAGCAACAAGGTGGTGGCTTTATGCAAGGCATAAGTAATATGATGGGTAACCCAACAGATGCTCAAATAGCACGTATGGGAATGGGTTTTAACTCTATGCGATTACGACCTGATGACAACATGGCTAAATCATTTCAACAGCGTATTGATTCAAGCGTTTCAACTAAAACAAAAAATATAACTGTACAACAATTAAGAAAAATGGGACATGGTAATATTGCCGATCTTGTTGAAAGCGGCGTTATGACAATTAAAGATGCATCAGCAGCACTTTCTAAAAACATGGGTAATCCTGGAGATGCAAAAGGCTATGTTGCATGGTTAAATAATGCAGCAAAAGAACCTGGTCAAGAACATTTTGCACAATATGCAGAAATGCTTAGTTTTAATCCTACAGATGCAATGATGAAAGACATTACCACTATGGTAACTAATGATCTTGGTATGGGTGATGCGAACACTAAGATAACTTTTTCAACTCCTAAAACAAACGAAGATACTGGTGAAGAGTATGTTGTAAGAACTGATCCTAACGCAAAGCCTGAAGACCAAATAACTATAGTAAAAACAGGTAATATTTTGCCAACTCAAGCAGAGTTAGCTGCAGCTGATTCACAAGCAAAAATATTAGCAGCAGATAAACAAAAAGCGGTAACTACTGGCGCACAGGCATTTCAAGATGCTCAAGCTCTAGAAGGTGATATTTATAATTACACAATAGCGTTAGATCAATTAACAACTATTGATCCTACAACTGGTGCTAGAGTATTTACTGATGACAAAGCAAGAACTGGTTGGATAGCTAATCAACTGCCAGCAATGAAAAGAGAAACAGCTTTACTACGAAGAGTTGCAAACGTAATGGGTATAAGTGTTATTAACATGGCAACATTTGGTGCATTGTCTGAACGTGAAATGGCAATGGCGATGGCTACAAACCTTGACTTGCAACTTCCAGGTCAAGAGTTAGTTCCTTATATAGAAGAAATGATTGAAGCTAAAAGAAAACTTGCAAATGTTTTATATCAAAGGACTTCTGATTTAACTTCTAATCCTGAAATGACTTATACTCAATGGATGAAAGATACTACTGCAAAAGCATTAGAGCATGACAAATACAGATACCACAATTTAAGTAAAGCTCAGAAAAAACAGTTAGATGAGTTAGTAGTACAAAGAGGTTTGCCTGAAGGTTACACAGGGCAAATGATTTATAATAGCTTTAACTTAGAAACTAGAAAGGGGTTTTAGATGGCAAAAACTTGGATAGAAAACATTAACGAAGCATTAGATGGTGGAAGTGCAGCTGCTACTGAAGGTGAAAGTTTTAGTCCAGAAGCAATGGAAAAAATTGAATCATTAGTACCTCAAGTAAATGATGTTGTTGTTCAAGAATCTTTAGCAGAAGTTGAAGATCAAAAGACTAGAGCCTTCGCTCAAGGTCTAACCTTTGGTTTTGCTGACGAAATGGAAGCCTTTGTTAGATCATTAGCTAATAAAGATGTCAGCTATGAACAACAAAGAGACCAAATACGAAATGCAATGACTGAATATGCAAAAGCTAAACCTGGTGAAGCATTGGCAATGGAAGTAGCTGGTGCAGTAGTTCCAACAATTGTTTCATTATTTGGAGGCCCAGCTGGATGGGCAAAAGCACTACAAACAGTTACAACACTTGGAACAAAATTAGCTGGTAGACAAGGTATAGGAAAGACGGCGCATATGACAGGTAAAGGTACTGCACTTTATTCTGTAGGTGCTGGAGAGGAAGGATTAGTTGAAGATTTAAAAAACGCTCCAGGTGGCTATGTTTCAGGTCTAACTCTTGGTGCATTACTTTCTGTTGGTGGACAAGCAGCTGCAGAAGGAGTTGGCAGATTATTAAATACTGAAATTGGCAAAAACTTTACGCCTGTTGTAAGAGAACAAATGGAATTATTAATGCAGAGATCAGGCATGACAGCTAATCAAATTATTGAAAGAGTCCAAAATGGCGTATTAATGATTGAAAACGATACATTAAGAGCAGCTATTAAAGCATTATCATCAATGAGTAATGATGCTAGTGCAGTTATTACAAAATCAACTAAAGCAAGACCATTAGAAACAAAGAAAGATTTACTTGACGAAATGCAACAGATAACAACTGGAACAAAAGCGGATAAAAACGTAATTAAACTTTACAATGCAACAGATGACGAATTAATAGAAGCTGAACAGAAAGCATATAAGAGCTTGTTTAAAGATACAAATCCTGAGTTACCTCCACAAATGGCTCTTAACTTAGAAGATACTATGCGAACATTTCCTGATATGTGGGATGACATGAATAAAATTTATAGCACTAGTAAAGGTGAGGGGTTAGTTCCTTTCTTTGAAGTTACAGATGGCGTATTGCGTATAATTAAAAAACCAACACTTCAAGATGCTGAACAAATCTTTAGGACTTTAAGAGATATTCCTAGAATGAATGTAAACAAAGGTATTTTAAGAAATGTAGATGCAGCTGCAAAAACTTTAAAAGCTGAAATAAATCAGTTTAGTCCTGAACTAGCTTTAGTTAGACAAACAGCTAGTAATACAAGAACAGGAAGAGATGCTTATGAGTATGGTACTAAAATACTAAGCCAAAACCCTGAAAAAATTGCTGTAGAATTAGAAAAATTTAAACAGACTCCAGGTGCTTTTGACGCTCTTAGGCAAGGATTTATGACTACCTATAAGTTTCGATCTGGATCGAGTAATGCTGCAATCAAAAATGTAGCTGAAGAAGGTAAAAACTTTAATGAAATAGTAAGAATGTTGTTTCCAATGGGAAATCAAGCAGACGATATAATCACCAAAGCACAAATTGCTGGTGGAGCTATAGATACAAAAAATTCAGTTCTTGGTGGTACAACTACAGCAAGAGAACAAGTAGCAGCAGATCAAATGAGTATTGCTACACAAGCTGCTAGATTAAAAGAAAATCCAATGGATGTTGGAGCTGGTATATCTTTAGTTAGAAATTTAATTAAAACTAGATCGCCAGAAATGAATCCAAAAGATGCACAAAGACTTGCAGAATTAGTAACATCAAAAAATGCAGACGAAGTTAAAGACGCTATGGTTGATGATGGACAAATAGCTAAATTATTAAAAGTAATTGATATGGCAATATATGGAGCTAGTAGATTATCATCAGCTGGTTCTAAACCTGTTGGAGCGCAATTTCAAGAAGATAGATTAAGTAGTAGTGGACTAATGGATTATAGTCTTGGTGCAGTCAGCGACAGTATTGGCAACTTAATGCAACAAAATTAACTGGGGATATAAATGGCGAAGCTAGAAAAAATGACAGATGATCAAGTACAAGACATTGCTAGTGAAGCAGTTACAAGTGCAATCAGTTTCATTGAAAGTGAGATTGCCGAGGATAGGATAAAGTCTCAGCGTTATTTTGAAGGTGAGACAGATATAGGACAAGAAGCTGGTAGAAGTAGAATTGTAGCTACTAAGGTTCGTGATACTATTAGATCAATCAAGCCAAGTCTAATGCGTGTGTTCTTATCGTCAGAAAATGCAGTAGAGTTTATTCCTACAAGTCAAGATGATGTTAAGGGTGCTGAACAAGCCACAAAATATTGTAATCATCGTTTTAGTGAAATGAATGGCTACACATTGTTAAATGATGTGATTCATGATGCTTTAGTCAAAAAAACTGGCGTATTAAAAGTGTGGTGGATGGATGAGGCAGACGAAGAATTTTTTAATTTTTCTAATGTCACCGAAGAAGAGATGGCTGCTATTGTTAATGAAGATGATGCAACAGTAATTGAGCAATCTGTAGAAATGTCAACTATGATGAATCCTGAAGGCATAGAAATGGAAATGCCACAGTACACACTCAAGGTTAGCTACAAAAAAGAGAAAGGAAAGCTATGTATTGAAGCCTTACCACCTGAAGAATTTTTAGTTGATCGTAATGCTAAGTCTGTTGAAGATGCTTATGTAGTTGCCCACAGAACAGAGATGAGAGTAAGTGATCTTGTGCAAATGGGTTACGAGTATGACATGGTATCAGAACTGTCTGGTTTATCTTCTGATGACACGTATACAGATTCTGAAGCATTTGAGCGTAAAGGCTATGAGCAAGACGAAGAAGCTAATACAGCTGATGTATCAATGAAACTAGTAGCAGTTACTGAAGCCTACATGAAAATGGACAAAGAAGGTACAGGTATAGCTTCAATGTATCGTATTCTTATGGCTGGTGGTGATAACAAACTACTAGAGTGTGAAGAGTGGGGTGAAGTGCCATTTGCAGTCTTTGAAGTTGATCCTGAACCTCATACTTTTTTTGGGCGTAGTGTTGCTGATCTTATTATGAATGACCAAGACTCTTCTACTGCTATGCTTAGAGGTATGATGGACAACGTAGCGTTAACAAACTCGCCAAGACAGGGTTATGTGCAAGGCCAAGTTAACGTAGATGATTTAATGAACAATGAAATTGGTGGACTGGTTAGAATGAAATCTCCAGCTGCCTTAGTAGATATAGCAACACCTTTTGTAGCTGGGCAAGTATTAACAGCAATGCAATACATGGATAACACTATTGAAGGTAAGACAGGAGTATCTAAAGCCTCTCAAGGACTTGATCCTGAAACTTTACAAAACACATCAGCAACTGCTGCACGTTTACAGGCACAACAAGGTTCTGCTCAGATAGAGGTGATGGCTCGAAATATTGCCGAGGGTGGCATGAAGCGTTTATTTAAGCTAATGTTAAACCTTTTAGTAGAAAATAGTTGTGAAGAGACTATGATGCGTTTATCAGGTGAATTTATTCCTGTTGATCCACGGTCATGGAATACAAGCATGGATGTATCAACTAATGTTGGTTTAGGAACTGGTAAAGAAGACACTAAACAAATGGCATTGACTCAAGCCTTAGAAATGCAAATGCAAATTTGGAGTACCTATGGCAGTTCTAATGGATTAGTCACTATGACAGGAATTAGAAATACCCTGGGTGATATGTTAGCTATTGCTGGTATAAAAAATGTTGATAGATACTTTAATCCAATGACACCTGAAACAGAACAAATGTTAGTGCAACAACAAGAACAATTAGCAGCTCAACAACAAGAGACTGCAATGACTGATGCAGAAGCTCTAGTACAATCAGAGCAATACAACGCTGATAAACAAATGGAAATGCAACAACTGAAATTGCAGATTGAAGCACAAAAAGCTATTGCTATAGATGATAGAGATCGAGACAAAATGGATCAAGACCTACTAATAAAAGCAGCTGAAATACTTGGTAAATACGGTACTGCTGTAGATACTGCAAATATTAAGAAGGCGCAAGAAGAGGCAAGATACCCTGATGCCACACCATCACAAGCAGTTAGTGGAGGTAGATTTTAATGGCTAACAAACTATCAATAGTTGAAAAATCTGCTAAGATGAGAACATTACAGGCTGATGACACGTTTAAATTAGCCTTACAAGAGATTACTGAGCAGCAAGTTGCTGTTTTTGTAGACGCTGATTCTAGTACAGAACAGCGAGAGAAAGCACACGATATGATATGTGCGCTTAGAAAGATTGATGATTATTTCGACTCCGTAAAAACGGATGAGGTAATGTACAATCGCAAACTAACCAAAGGAGAATCAGCACCGTGAGTGAAGCGACTGAAAATCAAATGGATGGCACTATAGAAAGTGCTATATCGAGCTTAATTGCTCCTGAAGAGGTAATTGAAGAAACAACTGAAGAAGAAGTTCGGGAAACAGAAGAAATATCTGCCGAAGCTGAAGTTGAAGATGAGATTGACTCGGAAGAAGATGTAACTGAAGATGAAGAGGTAGAAGCCTCTGACTCTGATGAGGATTACGAAGACCAAGTAGAGGATGCTAGTCCAGAAGAACCACAAAAGTATTCTGTCAAGGTAGATGGACAGGAAACTGAGGTAACCTTAGAGGACTTAAAGCAAGGCTATAGTGGGCAAAAGTATGTCCAAAAAGGTATGCAAGAAACAGCAGACATGAAGAAAGAAGTGGCTTCTGTTTACGAAGCATTAAATAATGAACGACAAGTAATAGCAGAGTTATACCAAACAATGCAACAAGGTGGTATTGCAACTCCCCCAGAAAAACCGACTAAGGAATTGTTCGATGCTGATCCAATTGGATATATGCAAAAAAACATTGCTTACGAAGAAGAAATGGGTGCGTACAATCAGCAGATGGCACAACTTCAACAAGTCTCACAACAAAGTAGTGTGGCTTCAGAAAATGCTCAGAAGGCTTATTTACAAGAGCAAATGCAAATACTACAAAAGGAAATTCCTGATTTCGCTGACACTAAAAAAGCAACGATATTAAGGGAAAAATTGGTCACTACAGGAACAAATCATTATGGTTACACGACTGATGAAATTTCTCAAATAACTGATGCAAGAGCCATTAAGGTTTTGCATGATGCCCAAAAGTATCAGGATATTATTTCAGGCAAGTCAAAGGCTAAAGTTAAAACTCAGTCTGCGAACTCTGTAATAAAGCCAGGTGCTAAAAAAGTATCTACTCCGAAAGCTAAAGTCCGTTCACGCCAAATGGCAAAACTCAAAGATACAGGGGACATGAAAGATGCCCTGAATCTAATACTTAATACATAACGGAGATATATTATGGCACAGCCAAGTAATACGCTAGACAGTTATGACGTTAAAGGTATTCGTGAGGACTTATCAAATGTTATATATGATGTAAGTCCTGAAGAGACTCCTTTTTACTCATCACTACAAAAAACAAAAGCAAGTAACACTTATCATGAGTGGCAGACAGATGCTCTTAGATCATCGGCTGCTAACGCTCATATTGAAGGAGATGCAACTGTTGCAGAGGCAAGAGGTGTAACTACTCGTTTAGGTAACTACACGCAAATCTTTAAAAACGCTGTAGTAATTCCTGATACAGACGAAGGACTCGATAAAGCTGGTCGTTCTGCTGAGATGGCATACCAAGTGCTTAAAATTGCTAAAGAGCAAAAGCTAGACATTGAGAAGGCTTTGTTTGCTAACAACAAGTACGAGGCTGGTTCTTCATCAGCTGCACGTGAACTAGCTGGTTTAGGTGCTTACATGAAAACTAATGTAACAAACATTGGTGGATCAGGTGGCGCAAATCCAACTGGAAGTGTACCAGGAAATACAGCTCGTACAAATGGAACGCAGACAGCGTTTACTCAAGCTGACTTCGATGCTTGTATGCAATCTATTTGGACAAACGGTGGTAAGGCTAGTTCAGTTTACTTATCTGCTTTCCAAATGAATGTTGCTTTAGGCTTTACAGGTAATAACAACCAAAGATCAACTGTTAAATCAGAAAGTCAAAAAGTTGTTAAGCACATGGATGTATACGTTACTCCGTGGGGAACTGTAGAGTTTATTCCTAGCAGAGAGAACCAATCACGTGATGTTTGGATTCTACAAGACGATATGTTTTGTGCAGCTATCCTTAGACCTACTAAGAATACTGAACTTGCTAAGACTGGCGATAACACAACACGTCAAGTGCTAACTGAATTGACTCTTGTTTCTAAAAACGAGAAAGCTTCAGGATTAGTAGCTGATTGTTCTACTTCATAATTTGAGGTAAACTAACGGTGTGGGAAGTCCTCCTTAACTTCCCACACTTTTAATGGAGATAAGGATGAAGATTAAAGAACAAGTACATTTTGATAAAAAAGAGAATAAAATCATAGTTGCAAAAACCTATGACAATCAAGATGTCTTAGATCGTGCCGAGAATTTACGTAAAGGTAAGCATGGCATGACTGGTGAGAATCGACTTGTGGGTACTATACCAATGCACGTTATACAAACATGGTGTAAAGAGGCTGGTGTAAAATGGAGTGATCTAGAGGCCCGTAAGGAGATTGTTAGAAAAAATATTCTTAGTGGTGAATTTGATAAGCTAAGAGTTTGGAAAGGAACTTTTTAAATTAATGGAGTAAACGCATGGCAGATACAACTACTACTACTTTCTCCCTTGTAAAGCCAGAGGTTGGTGCTTCTGCGGATACTTGGGGAACTAAACTTAACGCTCAATTAGATACAATTGATGATTTATTAGATGGTACAACAGCCATCAAACCTAATCTAACTGCTGGACAATGGGAGGTCGGAGGCACAGCGATTACTTCAACCGCAGCAGAACTTAATTATACTGATGGTGTAACAAGTGCTATTCAGACACAATTAAATACAATTAATGCAAACAACTTTGTAACAAATGCTCGTATTGCAGACAATGCAGTAGACACAGCAGAGATAGCAGCTTCAGCAGTAGAAACTGCTAAGATTAATGATGATGCAGTTACAGTTGCAAAATTAAACTTAATATCTACATCTAGTGTTCCTTCTTTAGAGGCAAAAGGTGATGGTAGTTCTCAGGATGGTTACATACAATTAAACTGTTCACAGAACTCACATGGTATTAAATTAAAGAGTCCACCACATTCAGCTAATGCTAGTTACACGCTAACATTCCCTAATGATGATGGAAATGCAAATGAAGTGTTACTTACTAATGGTTCAGGTGTCTTAGATTGGACTACAGTAGGTACAGCTTCTATAGCAGCAGATGCAATTACAGCAGCTAAAATTGCTGACGATGTTATTAATAGTGAGCATATAGTTGCAGACTCAATTGATGCAGAACATTTAGCACCAAACTCTGTAAACACAGATGCTATTATTGACGATGCGGTAACTTCAGCTCACATTGCGGCTGGTGCAGTAGACACAACAGCTTTAGGAGCAGATGCGGTAACTGGAGCAAAACTTGCAGATAATGCTTGTAATAGTGAACACTATACTGATGGAAGTGTTGACCACGTCCACCTAGCGGCAGATGCTGTAGATGGAGACAACATTGCTGATGATTCAATAAACAGCGAACACATTGCGGCAGATAGTATAGATGCTGAACACTATGCGGCTGGTTCTGTAGATGCTACAGCTCTAGGAGCGGACTGTGTGACTGCGGCAAAAATTGGTGATAACGTCTTAAATAGTGAACATTATGCGGCGGCTAGTATTGACAATGAACACCTAGCAGACAATGCGGTGGGAACAGCAGAAATAGCGGCAGATGCGGTAACAGGTGCTAAGATTGCAGACAATGCAATTAACTCTGAGCATTACACAGATGGAAGTATTGACACAGCACACATTGCTGATGACCAAATAACAGCCGCTAAACTATCTAATTCGATGGGAGATTGTGCTTTAGGCGTTACAAAAATTGGTTTTGATGCTGGTGACCAAGTAGAGTTTAATAACAATACAGATATGCGATTTAAGGTTAATGGTAACGAAGAAATGCGACTTGAAGCTGATGGTGACTTACACGTTGATGGTGACGTAATTGCTTTCTCATCTACTATCTCAGATGCTACTTTAAAGTATGACATTAACCCTATTGACCATGCTTTAGATAAAGTAGCTCAACTTACAGGTGTTACTTATAAATACTTAAAAGATGGCATGGAGTCAGCTGGTTTACTAGCACAGGAAGTAGAAAAAGTTATGCCTTGTGCGGTAACAGAACGCTCATTGCCATTGCACACAGGTAACGACAATAAATACAAAACACTAAACTACGACAATCTACACGCATTGCTTATTGAGTCAATCAAGGAGCTAACTGCGAAAGTAGAGAAACTGGAGAATAAATAATGGCAGTACAATCATCAGGTGCAGATTTATCAATGGAAGATGACATAGTTGCAGAGTTTGGCGGTTCAGCACCTCATGCTATAAGTGAATATTATGGTGGTGCTGGTCTTGTACCAGCGGGTGCAAACGGAGATGTGCCAACTTCAGGACAAATAAAATTTAGTCAAATGTACGGTACAGTTGCAGCAACAGTATTGACAATATCATCTAGTGCTAACAACTTAAACATTAAAACTCTTGCAGTAGCTGCTGGTGGTGACCAAAATACGCCAGTTATCATGACAATTAATTCGGGTGTTACTATTGGATCAACTAGTCCATCTACTCCAGCTTTAATTACAGATACAGGATGGGGTTCAGGAACAACAATTAATATTACAAATAATGGTTCTATTGTTGGTTCTTCTGGTCAATCGACATCAGCTAATCCTAGCGGCGGTGGTGGTAATGGTGGTTCGGCTTTTCAGGGTAATCATTGGCAAGGTAATGGAACAGGTCAAGCTGGTCAAGCTGGTAGTACTGGTTCTGGCTCGGCTGGAGCATCAAACAATGGTAGTCCAGCATTTACACATTCACAACCAGGTTCAAATTTATCTGTAATTTTTGATGTTGCTGGTACACGTACTGCGGGTTCAGCAGCTCAAGCAACTTTTACAGGAAATGGTGGTGGTGGTGGTGCGGGGCGTGGCCTAAGAAACCAAGTGCCACATAATCCACAAGGTTATTGGTGGGTTGGAGGTACTGGCGGTGGCGGTGGCGCTCATACTGGACAAGGTGGTCAAGGTAATAATGCTTGGAATTCAAGTTCAAATGAAGGTCAAAATGGAGGAGCAACTTCTGGAGGTTCAGGAGGCGCACGTTATCCTTCTGCTGGTAGTGGTGGTGGCACGGCTGGGCAAGGTGGTTCAGGCGGGAATTTACAATCGGCTGGTCAAGGTGGAAATTCTGGAAATTATGGATCAAATGGTGCTGGAGGTTCGGCGGGTTCAAACGGAACTGCTTCAGGACAAGCTGGTCAAGCATTAGCTGGTAATACAAGTCAAATATCTTAGGAGTATAAAATGGAATTAAAAGCAAGAAGAGTTCATGGAAATCAGTTTACTGCTGAAGATACGATTGAACTAAAATTTACATACACAGGTGACTTACTCAGTTGTGTTCAGCACATTGAAAAAGTTTCTGGCGTAGATGTTACACATGGTGGTGGAGCAAGTGCCGACACACCTTTACATTACAAGGCAACAGCAGTAGATGCAGATAGTGATGGTATTATTGATTACAGTTCATCTATGATGCAAATTGTACAAGCTAGTAAAGGTACTTCAGTAATTAAAATTGTCGCAAATTCAATATTAAAATCTGAAGTAGATGCTTGGGAAACAGCACACGCTTCATGGGTTACTGATTATTGTACAGATACAAGTTTGGCTGATGGTTTTGTTCAAAGAGTAGTGGCAGATGGCGCACCTACAGAACCAGCATATCCAAGTGCTAAAGAAGAAAAATCTGGTAACATTACATTAGTATGGGGTGACGATACGTTTGTGTAATTAAGCAAGAAATAACTAAGGGAGGTAGTTATGTTAGATGTTTTAATACAAAAAGGTTCTATAATAACTGTACCTGATTTTTTAGACAGTTATAAGAATCTAGACAGTAAAAAAGATAAGTACGAATATAGTCCTACATATCAGCCAAACTCTATTGATTATGGTAATAGGTTTCAGGCTACGCCTTGTTACGAAACTGCTAATCTAGAAGATGTAGACAGTAAAATAAATACATCTATCTTAAAACAACTTAACGCATTATTTGACAAAGAAATAATTAATTTTCATTGCCGATTAAGATGTACAAAAACTAGTGAGTTAAGACGATCTCCTCAATATAAAGACAGCAATATTGCCATGATACATACAGATACTGACAATTTTGCTGGTGTATTGCCTTTTGCACAATCATTTACAGGTGGTACAGCTTTTTTTGAACACAGTTGGGATAAGTTTCCTGACATCTATTATGGTGCATACCCAAACAGATTAGTTTTGTACAGAGGCAAAAGAAACCATGCGGCCTGTCAAGATTTTACTTTTGAAGATAGATTTGCATTAATTTTATTTTTTGATTTAGCTAAATGAAAAATCTTTGGTGGTTAATGCCTAACGGTGTGACTGACGATGAAGTGAAAAACATTGTTACGATAGGCAACAATAATAAATTAGAAGATGGCACTATTGGATATGGTGGTAAGAAAGGCGAATTAGACAAAACAGTAAGAAGTGCTAAACGCTACTTTTTAGACGGTAAAGAACACAGAGAGGTCTTTGAATTAATATGGGGTTTAGTTTCACCAATCAATAAATCGCAATTTAATTTTGATATTAAATCAGTAGAAGATATTCAATACACAGTTTATGATGCAGATGACAAAGGTCATTACGATTGGCACATAGATACTTTTTGGTGCAATCCAGATGATAAGCCTTACTACACAAGAAAAATAACTATTGTTATTCAGCTATCTGACTCAGAGGATTATGAAGGTGGTGACTTTGAGATAAACAATGCTGAATGGGAACAGTTTACAGAAGGTGCTAGACAAAAAGGTGCAGTAATAATTCTTCCAGCTTTTATAGAACACAGAGTAACGCCAGTAACAAAAGGGGTTAGAAAATCTTTAGTTGCCTGGATAGATGGAGAAAATTTTAGATGACTTTTAAAACACAAGGATATGAAGTTGTGCCAGATGCTATTCCTATTGAAATAGTAAATTTTCTTTATGAGTATTTTTTACGAAAACGAGATGTTGTAAGAATATTGTACGATACTAAATACGTGCAAACTCATCCTACGCACATGATAGGTAGTTGGGAGGATGAACAAATTCCAAATACATATTCACACTATGGTGACATTGCTATGGATACATTGTTAGCAAATGCTTTGCCAATAGTAGAAACTATTACAAAAATGCGATTAATACCAGCTTACTCCTATGCTCGTATATATAAAAAAGGTGATGTATTAGTTGCACACGTAGATCGGCCTGAGTGTGAAATTTCTACAACTCTGTTTCTTGGTGGTGATGAGTGGGAAATATATTTAGAAGGTAAAGCAATTCTGCCAAAAGTTGGCGAGATGATTATATATAAAGGATGTGATTTAGTGCATTGGAGAGATGCCTTTGAAGGTGAAAAATGTGTGCAAGTTTTTTTACACTATGTTCCTTACACAAAAAATGCTAAATTTTATGATGGCAGAGAAATGTTAGGTTTACCAATGGAGTTTATGAAATGAAAACAACAACTATTTATTGGTGTTATGGAAACCCACATCAAATTAAAGCAAAAGCACCTACACCTGTATTAGCACATTATTTTGCAAGTGACAAGAAAGTGCATAAAACACCAGCGCAAGATTTAGATTACATTCGATGTCCTTCATTTAGGTCAGCGTATACAAATACGTTTGCCTTAAGATACATACATGATTACAAATTAGAAATAAACAATGGTAAATTAAGTAGTAATGATTTTAATCAAGAATTTTATGACCTTCATGTTAGAGTTCGCAATCTAGATGCACACGAAGTTTCTATAGAATCACCTTATATATTTGTTGCTGAAGATGATGATATGGAAATGGAATACAGACACTCAGCTATGGAAAATAATGCTTTTAACAAATCTGCTATATTAATTATTGGTGACATCAATATTGGTAAGTACGTAAGAGGTACAGAATGTGCGTTTCATATGCGAGAAAATAAAATGGAAATTAAAGAAGATGACGTTTACGCTTACGTTAAATTTAGAACAGATAAAAAAATAGTATTAAAACAATTTTTATGGAAACCTGAAATAACTGAACCAGCAAACACAGCAATTAATGGTATTACCTTGTTTAGAAAAAGAATTTTTAAACCTTTAGATTGGTATTATAAAAAACAACAGGCGTTTAAGGTTAAAGAAAGAACTTTAAAAATGATTAAGGAGAATTTGTTATGATTATTAATGTACATACTGAACCATTTCATTACATTACAGTAACAGATATATGGACAAAAACTGAATACAACGAAATATTAGCAGAGATGCAATACTTGGAAAGTAAAGGATATTTCAAAGATGCGGAAGATACTGGGACAGCAACAGATGAAAATCATGAAGCACTAAAGAAAAACAAAGCTCAATGGATTGATCACGTATATCAAGATAGAAAATATTCAGACATACTAAAACACAACAGAAAAATATTTGATGTTCTACAACAAGAAATAGTAAATGAATCTTGGTTTTTTAAATTACTTGAATTTGATTTAGATACAACATTAGTATCTTATTACGAAAATTCTGATTATTATAAGTCACATCAAGACAAAGCAAAAGTTACTGGCTTGTCATGGTTTTTTAGTAAACCGCAAAAATTTGCTGGTGGTGATTTAATTTTTACAGATTTTGATTTGCGTTTTCCAGTTGCAACTGATATTCTTATCTTATTTCCTTCTAACATAAAACATGAAGTTACTGAAATTCGTATGAGCAAAGCAACACAAGGAAAGCAATTAGGCAGATATGCAATGAATCAATTTTTATGTTTTACTGGTAAAGAATATGAGTAGAAAGATTAACAACACAATTGCCTTTGGCATAGTAGCTACTTTTCTTATACTGTCTTTCTCAGCTATGGCAGATGAAAGCACGATTACGCAAAACACTACATCTACAGTAACAACTGATGGCAACATGGTGACTACCGTAAAATCGCCACCGCCATCGGCCATATCGCCAAACGTAGGTGGTAACAACTCAGATTTATGTACAATCTCATCTAGTGGTGCAATGGGTACACAGATATTTTCATTGAGTTTAGGTGCTACATATACTGAGTCTAATTGCCTTAGACTAAAAAACGCAAAAACTCTTTACGATTTTGGTATGAAAGTAGCGGCAGTCTCGTTATTATGCGCTGATCCTTCTGGGGAAATTCATAGGGCGATGGCTATGGCGGGGACTCCCTGTCCGTATTTTGGTAAAATTGGGAAGGAGGCAACTGAAGCCTGGGCGGTTCACACCGAAGATATACCAGTACCAAGTAAAGATTTGCAAAAAACAACTGAGGAAAAAAGAGATGATGTCATTAAGATTATGGGCGGTCTTGCTACTGCTTTCTTGTTCTTCTAGCGTACACGCTTACACATTTGGATACACACCTAACGTAGCTATTACTGGCTTAGAATGGACAATGACTCCTACCTATCTTGGTACTAATGGTATTGGTGGTATGGATATATCAGGAGTAACTTACAAGTACACACCTATCAAAAACAAAGCTGATGACTATGTTGTTACATTAGAAAACGACAAAGTTGGTGGTGGTTACGTTTTTCAAGATAAACAAGACTGGTCACAACGAGAAGGTGGTACTGAAATTAGAAGAACCATAGCTTTGCCTTATACACCTATTGCAGTTTTTGGCGATGGTAGGCTCAAGCAAGAAGGTAGTGGCAGTATAGAAGGTGCTGATGTAAGGTACATCTACAGATTCGATCCTTGCTTTGATCCACAATCTAATCCTAGTTGTCCTGGTTACGTAAAACCTAAACCACCAAAACTTCCCGACATTCCTGATTATGATGCATTACAGGATGAGTCTGTAGAGATTGCACAAAAAGAAACGGATCGTGAATTATTAGATTCAGATCAAGCAGAGAAAGATGAAGATGAAGAAGAGAAAGAAGAATCATTAGAATTTATGTTAGCTGATGTCGAGAACGCTCTTACTATTGCTAATGAGATAGCACAGTCTGTAATACTTGAACAATTAAACCAAGTTACTAACTTAACTAATTATTACGTGTCTACTATACCTGACAATTACTACCCTGATGCGGTGGCTTTACAAGGTGGTACTATCGTGGATAATAGGAGGGCATTAAGGAGCTTATCGCAAGATGCGAGAATGAATAAAATGATAGAGGAGCAATACAAATGAAAAAACTTTTAATAGCAATGAGTTTAATACTTGGTGCAACACCAGTTTTGTCGGCAGACATTGATGGCACAGTTGAGTCCAGATGCAATATTGCGGTGACAGAACCAGGAAAATATGGAAACCCAAATGCGTATACACTTACAACGCTACCAAGTAGTGGTGGACAAGTGCCTATCATTAGATTCGATACTACACTAGCTAATGCTTATTATGCACAGGTTAGTTATCCTACTAGCTTTACTGTAAGTCCATCATTGTCTGACAATGTAACGTGGACTGGTGCTGTAACTGTTAAAGCTACTGGAGAGTCTGGGATGTCAGGATACCAAACTGCTAGTACGGAATCAGGCTCAATGCGACAATACGATCTAACAGTTGTCGGTGCAGTATGGCTACAAAGTACGTCTGTTGCGACATATGGCGGTAATAGAGCTTTTCCAGGAGGCACGTATAAAAGTGTTGTTTTAGCTCAATGCGTAGCGCAGTAGCATTATGTTTATTACTGTTTAATTACACAGTACATAGTCACGAGCAAACTCCAACGTATCCTACTTGGAAAGTAAGTGGAGTAGATGGAATAAAGAAGACTAACATTAGGCTATGGAATAAAAGACCTAATGTTGAGTATTATGAGATAGGAGTATTTAAAGAAGACTTAAAGACACCGATACCTTTTGTTACAGCTTATAAGATTGTGCCACTAGGTTATTTAAAAGAAGTAAAGTTTGATGTTTACATCAGAGAAAGTAACATTAAGGATGCTAGATACGTTTGTTCATTGTCTAAATTAAGGAGTAAAGATATGAGTAAGACTTTAGTAGCTACTAGAATATGTTCAAAATTCAAATAAAGTGGTTACTGTTAATGCTAATTTCAACACACACATTGGCTAACAGTACCTCACTTAACTTGCAACTACCTAGTGGTGGCTCTAGTCATGGTACAGATAGCATTCGAGCTGGTGACCTTGATTGTAAAAATAGTATAGGCGGTAGTACAAATTTTGAAATAGGTATGACAGGAATAATAAACAATGCGGTCACACCAATCTTTGGTAAAGATGATCCTACGAATCCAGAAACAAAACAATTAGGCGTATATGCTAGGATTATTATTCCTTTAGATGCACCACGTGAACGTATTAATTGTAATACTTTATATCAGCTTGAGCTACAAAGACGTAGGTTAGAAGTAGATAAGTTGCGTCAAGAAATAGAACTGTTAAAATCAATGCAACTTGGAGATGGATTTGATAACTAAGGAGTAAGGTATGAATAATAAATGGATATGGATAGGTCTTGGATTGACTGTATTGGTTATTCTTATGATCTGGGGTGTTAGTCAAACTATGTGTAAAGAAGCTGTCTGCTAATGACTGAAGTAGAAAGAAGTACAATGACTTGGCGATGGTGTGCTTTGTCATTATATCTTTTAATTTGTTTTTATGATTTCCTGTTTGTACCTGTTTGGTATGGTTTAAATAGACCTGACATAGCACAATTTATGGAAATAATAAATAGCACAGATGAAGTTTTAATTCAAATGGAGTTAATGACTAAACTTACTGGACAACACAGTCCGTTTACTTTAATGGGTGGAGGCTTATTTCATTTAGCTTTTGGTGCAATACTTACAGGTAGTGCGGTAGGGATGAAAAAATAATGGCTGATTTAGGTGACAAGGTAGCAGAGATAGAAGGCTTAGTTGATAAAAGAATTAAGCTAGGTGGTCTGCGGTTTACTTATACACAGCTTGTTGGTGCATTTGCTCTTCTGTCTACGATAGTTGGCTCACTCTATGGAGGGTTCTTAATGTATCAAAAAGTGGAAGGAATCGCAAATTTGGACTTAGGAGCAATACAATCAGCTATGGAAAAGACCTCGGCTGACGTACTAAGAGTTGAGGAGGTTGCATCAGAAATTAAAATTGAGCTGAAGGAAGACCTCGCAAGACTCAGATCGTCAAGTTATAATCTTGAAAATAGGCTCGACACTAAGCTACAATCTGTAGATGTAAGAATTACTACTATGGATAATAAACTGGATAAGTTTGACATACAGCTTGATCTTACAGAAGAAAAATTAATGAAGCGAGTCCAACAAAGTTTAGACAATCCACTAAGTAACTGATAACATAGGAGATACTATGCCATATAAAAAAAGAAAATTACCACCTAGACCTAAAAGAAGATACTAATGACAGCGAAACAACAAGTGCAGATAGATCGTCATGAAAAACAAATAGATGATTTATACAAGGATGTCAGAGAGATCAAGAACATGAATTTAAAGTTTATGTCTATGGGCAAAGGTTTAATAATTGCTTTTGTAATCATGACAAGTATAGACATTGGCCTGGGTGATTTATTAATGAAGCTCTTATGATAAGTTTATTATCAAGCCTAGCTCCCATCTTATTTGGTTTTGTAGCTAAGATTATTGCTGTTAAAGCTCAAGCAGCATCAGACAATCAAAAGTTAATGATCCAAAACATGAACGCTAGGAATGACTCTATTAATCAAGCTAGAGAAGCGGAAAAATCTGAGAGTGTAGGTGCAGCACTAAATCGAAGGGTTATTATTTTTGTGATACTCGCCCTCATAATCTTTACCCAAGTAGCTGGGCCTCTTTTAAATATTGAAACTGTTGTGCCTACTGTTATTGAAGGTATCAGTTTTTTCGGTATTCAATTTACAAGGGATACTATGGAGTATGTAACTGTGCAGTCAGGTGCAGTATTGAAGCTAAGTGAGGTCTTTTCATGGGCTACCACCATTATAGAGGTATATTTTGGCGCACAATTGGGAAAGGCTACTAGATAACAAAAAGGAGAAGATATGCCAGTAAAAATTAAATACAAAGAGTTACCAACATTAGTTCCTCAAAAGATTGAAACAAAAAGCAAAGGCTTTATAGGTGGAATAATAATGTGGCTTTTGACTACTCGTAAATGGGCAGTAGCTGAAGATTGGAAGTTTAGTCTGCAAATGGATGGCCAAAAAACTGCAACTCAATATATGATTCCCAAAGGTTTTATAACAGATGGCTGTAGTATTCCCAAGTTTTGCAGAAGTTGGGTAAGCGTCACAGGTGTATTATTAGCTGGAGGCCTTATACATGACTATGGTTATATGATGGGTACGCTTAGACTAGCTACTAAGAAACCTAAAGCAATTACTACTAAAGACCAAAAATGGATGGATGAATTGTTTCGTGACATAAATATTGATGTCAACGGGTTCTTTTTGTTAAATTGGGCAGCCTACTTAGCACTTCGATTAGGTGGTTGGGTTGCTTGGAACGGACACCGCAAACGCAATGTCCAATGGGATGATTAAATAATTTTCATTACGAGCTTCCACATATCATCTTCATAATGCAGTAGCTTTTGTTTTTTCTTTGGCCTACCTCTAGGTTTACCGCCAGACTTCATAGTGAAAGGTTTAAAAACATATTCAGGATCATTAGACCTTATTAAACGATTTCTTGCAGCGGCCTCAGTAATTCCTATCTCATCTGCAACCTGTCGGCAAGTTACCTCTTGACCATCTAGAAGGCTGTAGGTTATAGTTCTACGTTTTCCCATTACATAATCATCGGTTCATAGTGTTGAAACCACATAGCTAAATACATACAACAAAAAGTTATTGTAGCTAACATTAAAAACTTAATCACATTAATAGTTCCTATTAGTGCTTTCATATTTTATCTCCAATTGCATGTAAAATTTCTAAGCATAGCTCATCAGGTATTTTACTTTTTTCATAACTGTTAGCTAATCCTTGTGTGCCAGTTGATGATCCTCTTGGTGCTGGTTGATGATGACAATCTAAATTGCCATTAAAACAAACTGGCCTGGGTGTCCAATTAAAAACATTAGTCCATAAATCAGTTGGCTTTGCCCTTATATCACCGTACTGACAATACCATACCGTTTGCCTTATGTTTTTTCTGCCATGAAAACTAGGATCAATCAAATCCAGCTTACGTAATTTACCTCTTGGGTTTTCAATAACAAAGTATTTTGGTTGCAACTCATCAATAATAGCTAATGTTTTTTTTACTAAAGCTATTCCTAATCTCGCACTATCTGTTTTTGGTGTATGGTCTTTATTCCAATGTTTGCCTATTGATCCTACTGAAAAGAAAGTACATGGTGGTGATGCCCATATTACATCTGGGCGAAAAGGTACATTGCCACAATCAAAATCAAAAATATCTGTTACATAATCAATTTTATCGAATGCTGTTATGTCTGATGTCCAAGTAGTATGTCCTAATTTTTCTGCTACTTTACTAAACGACCTACTCCCAGCAAACAATTCTAGTACATTCATTTTTTGTCTCCAAGTATATTGTTAAGTAAGATGTTGCGAGTTGTAGTAAATACCTCTAAGCGTTTAGCTAATATCTTAGACTCTTCATCACCTTTAAGTAATGCAGACAAAATGTCCATAGCTTTTTCACCTGTAGTTTCCTTGTCAGAAAATTTTATTAAATCTTCATCAGTAAATTTATTTTTCATCAGGCATACCTAGTGTCATCAAGAGTAGCACTAGACCTGATGAGATCAAGCCTGTGCCGATTAAATACAACAGAGGAACTGTTGTTTCAAGCAAGTACATCATAATTTTCCTCGATTATTCTAACCAATGCCATTCTTTTATCTATTTCTACGCCTTTAGATCGCAATGCACGTTCTAATGAAGCCTTTGTAAAATTATCACGCATATATTCCTTGTTCATTGAATCTGAAAAATACGGGCGAAACTTGTTTTTTGGTTTCCATGTCAACATATTATTTCTCCTTAATTATATCTTTTTGGGTTAAGAAACCATCACATGCAGTCATGGTCTCGCTCTCACAATAGAGTTGATCTAACACGTTAGGTGGTTTTAATAGATCGTCTCGCTTGTCTTGTAATGCACTACAACCACTCAAGGCTAGTGCTAATATGATTAGTGCTTTCAAAACGGTATGTCCTTATCCTCGAAGTCATCTAAGACAACTGGAGTAATTGGTTCAGCACTTACAGGTGTAGGAGCAACGTCTGTACTAACTTGGTTTTGTTCACGTATCTCACCTTTGCTATCCAGCATTTGCATTGTTGAACCAAAGCCTGAGATAACAACTTTAGTTTTAGATTGTTTCTCACCTTTTTGATTTTCCCAGGTATCAGTTTTAATCTGACCTTCTAAGTAAACCTTTGAGCCTTTTTTTAAATATTTCTCTGCGGTTTCTGCAATTTTTCCAAAGATACTGACACTATGCCATTCGACACGTTCTATTTTTTGCCCAGTCTTATCAGTCCAAGATTCACTAGTAGCCACACGAAGGTTACATATAGCATTACCATTAGATGCATACTTCATTTCAGGATCAGCTCCTAAATTTCCAACCAGTATAACTTTATTAACACTCATTACTTCTCCTTTCCTTATTAAAATTTGGGGTTACTTAGGGTAACCAATCCTAACTTTTATATTAACTCTAACGACATTGGAGTGCCGACACAGTCTAGGCGTTAAACCTCTGTGTTCTTTTGTGCAAAATCTTTAGCAAATGCTTTAGTCTTTGCATCTTTTTCTTCTTTCTTTACTTTAGCGTCTTCTGATTTTTTAGCCATGTAATCACGCATAAACTCTTCTTCTTCAGCATTAAGAAGTTTATTAACCTCTGATCGTAAGTGTTGATTGCCATGCATATCTGCCCTAGCCTCTTCAATACCTTCAGCATCATCATTAGCTATAGCAAGTTTAAAAGCTGTAGAGACGTAAGCAACTGCTACCTTCATTGTTTTAAGATGTGCATCAACCTGTGACTGCTGAACAATAGCATTCTGTATTTCGTCTGCACTCGCAATTTTGCTCCCATCACTCATAAATCCTGTAGCGAACGAAATCGCCCTCCCCAAACTACTTGTCTCACAGTTCTCTAATGCACTAGACTTATTAACCTGAGTGCTACCACGAATTTCTTCAGCAAAGCCAGTACCTAAAATTACACCATCAACTATGCAATGGGATTTCATGACAACTTTCTCGTCATCGTTTTGCACTATCTCACTTAGAAGCTGACCTGTGTCACCGTAGCGTTCTTTAAAAGCCTTAACTCTTTCACCTACTTCAGCGTAAGACTTGCCTTGTAAATTAATTGTTTTCATATCTGCCATATATTTCTCCTTATTTAGATTCAATGTAATACTTAGCGTAACTACTATTTTTACGGCCAGTTCTTTTTTTTGTTACCATTACCATGGCAATATCATAACCATCTCTATGTCGAAGGTTATAAATTCTTGCAGCAAGTCTAGAAATATACAAGTTATCTCTAGCTTCTTTATCTGTTATTGAGCCATGTTCATTTAACCAAGTCCAAACTTCTTGTTCTTGAGTTATTTTTTCATGTAGTTCAATTGGTACAATCATATTATTCTCCTCAGTTGTGAATTCAGGGTAAACAAAATCTTTATTTGTATAACCATACTTAATTAATAAATTAATCATTCTTGGTGTTATTGGGTGATGTGCTTCAACATCAAATAAATCTGCTATCTGTGAACCTCTCATAATTTTGCTCCTGTTTTAAGTTCAAAAGATAAACGGTCTTGTAACACATCTTTGATTTGCTCAGTAAAGTCATAATCGAAGTCTTCTTCGTAATCTCTATACTTTCCATAGACTTGAGTAGAAAACCTGTAATATCGAAGATTTGACACCTTTAAAATAGCATCACTAAGTGTAAGCACATCTTCTACTTTCAAAGTTTGATCCAAATCATGAACTAAGTGTTCAACTTCCATCAGAATATTGTCTGCCTCAGTCATGCACTCGTCACGAGCATCATCAAAATTAGCCTCCCATTGTGATTGGAAGGCATCGCCTTGTTGTAATGATTCTTTAGTTTCCATGTACATCCTCCTTGTCATGATATAAACGCAAAGCAGTATCAACCATCTTGTCTGTAATTACTTCGCCTCTGTCTGCAACCTTCATAAGTTCACGTCTCATAACTCTACGAGCCTTGCGACCATATGAACTGGGTTTACCACCGTGCAGCATATCTTTCTCTTTAATAGAATTAGTACCCATTAACTATTCTCCTTTTCAATTGTTTTATCTAAAGCGTCTGTCAATATTTCGCCTAGTTTGTCATATGATTTACGTTGTGCTTGTGCTTCTGCTAACAAAATCTTAGTTTGATTTGGGTGTTTCTTGCCAGTCATAGCTTCCCATTCACGCATTTTGATAGCCATCATGCTAGGTGAATAACCCATTGTGAACCATCTTGCACTAGCGTCACTTGGTTGTGGTAATCTTTCTTTAAAAATTACATTGTGTCCACCTTTTTGCCAAGTACCTATGTGTCCTTTATCATTGTAATAAAGATGCAATAATTTACCATCTTCTCTAATCTTGCCATAGTCGAGAAGTGTGTTGTTGTTAAGTTTGTACAACTTTTCTTCGAACTGGTGTTTAGTTAATTTATCCATTTGTATCTCCAAGTGATGGGGAGCTATGCTCCCCTGTTAAAATTAGTGTTCTAATTGGTAACCTTTTTTTATAGCTAATTGCTTTAAGTGATAAAGTGCTGCATAACCTTTTTCAGCATCATTAAAAAATAATCTTAAAGTGTCACCGTTGCGTGGATAGTCAGCTAAAGATTGATCACAAATAATTCCGTGACTTTCTAAATGATCTTCAGCATCACCACTGTACGAAGATTGATCACCATCCATCATTTGGTGAATAGTTACTTGAGCTAATTCGTTTGGAATTTTAATTGAGTATTTATTTTCCTCAACATAATCATAAACACCGTGCAAAAGCTCAAGAGGTGAATTCATTAACTCATCGTATGCATCTGTATATTTTTCTATATCTACTAATGTTCTCATTTGAATCTCCAATCTTAGTTAAAAAGTGCCGATTTGTTATGCTCGACACAGATATTATATACTAATATTGGTATAGGGTTAGACATTTAGAAATAATTAATTTATGCTTTAGTAGTAGGGGTTGTAGAGGCATTTTTTGATCTCTCTCGCTAGTAAAGGCTTTTTTTTTGTAATTTTTTACCAAAATGATCAGAAAATCTGTGTATCATTTTAAGTCTTGGTTTAGAGTTATTTGAGAGATCAGATAGCAAAAATCCTCAGAGTGGTTGAAGCTCTAAGGATTTTCTAAACTGGTGTTTGCCCCACCGTTCTGTAGACGATTATACCCTCTCATAACATCTTGGCAAGTATCAGAATACGAAGGTGATATGTCTGTTAATTCGCACTCACACCTAAAAAGAGATTCGGCAAGTATTTCAAGGAGCTGCTGATTGATGTTAGATTAAGAAGGTTTATACTGGTAACCACCTTGAACCGATAAAGAAAATCTAGCGTAGGGTTGCAGAAGGCTGAGTACCGATCATACGGTAGCAATGAACCTTAACTTGTATAGCTGTGATGGTTACAAGCATTGGATGATACTGCGATGAGCTGTAGACTGATGTTAATCTCTAACTTACTTAACTGTGGGTTAGGGATTGATTTGCCTGAACTCACCAACTCCAAACTGCATCCTGATAAGTTAAAAGCTCTTGATCTTTAATGAGCGTTTAGCTCGGCTCTACCAAAAGTCACTCGCTGAAAGCGAAATATAAAGTTAAACCAACTAAAACATTGTACTAATATTGATATAATGTTAACTATTCAATGATTTTTTTTATTATGCCTAAGACAATTTATTACAAATCAATTCCTAGAGAACTTGAACGATTAAAAATTACACAAAAAGAAGCTGCTAAACTGTTAGGATTATCACTTAGTGGTTTTACTTCACGTATAGCATCAAATAAACCTATTACACATTGGATGATCTATGGATTAGCCAACTATTTAGAATCAAATGACAAAAATGTCTAAAACAGAACGAGAACAATCAACTAAAGCACTTAATGATCTAATGATTAAATTAGGTGAAGTTGAAAACTTAAAATTAAAAGAAGAATTAGCTGAAAAAATATTAGCTTTATGTGACCAGTTAAAATCGTCTATGGTGTTAGATAAATACAAAGGTAAATTGTGAAGCAGACAAAAATTACTAAGGCTGCACGAGGTCAAAGATGCACATTAAAATTAGATCAATGCATTAAAAATAATGAGACCACGGTTTTTTGTCACTTGAATAATGGTGCAATGGGAGCTAAATCAAAAGACTCTGATGGTAAAGACGTTGGTTTTTTTGGGTGTCGATATTGTCATGATGTCTATGATGGTAGAATAACACATCCCTGGTACAAACCTGAGTTTGTAGATGAGATGGTAGAGTTTGCAGTTAGATCAACTGATAAAAAATTAAAAGCTATGGGATTAAAATGAGCAATCAAAGTTATAAACGTATATTGCACAGAGACAAACCTAAAGCAGATATTATTGAGAGCCAGGTTAAAACTTTTTTTAGAGATACAGATTGTGAAGAGGCCCTTATAACAATTGCACCAAACAATAAGAGTCGATCTACAAAACAAAACGCATTGTATTGGTCTTGGTTGAGCATACTTCAAGAGACTGGAAACACACAAATGGCACTACATACTTATCTAGCCTCTGAATTTTTAGAGCCTGAGATTGAAGAAGTACAGGGTAGGCCAGTTCTTGTGATAAAATCGACCACACAGTTGTCTGTGAAAGAAATGGGAGAGTATCTGTTACACGTTGAAGAGTTTGCAGATGATATAGGAGTTAACTTACCTCGACCTGAAGACTGGTTAACATTGGTAAATTAATTAGCTAGGGCATTTTTTTTATGGTACTGCGATTAGTGTTGCAAAAATAAGGAGTGTCCTAGACTAATTAGGAGAGAGAATGACTAAAAGTAAAATAGAAAAATTAAAATTTGACAGAGATATGTGGAAAGTTAGGTATGTAGCATTGTGTGAGATGACTGCTGATATATTAAATATTGAAGATGAAGAAGTTAACGAAATAATTAATAGTCAAATTGAAAACTTTGTTACAGAAAATAATCTCTTTAATGAGGAGAAACTAAATGGCTAAGACTGGACTGTATGCAAACATACATGCAAAAAGAAGAAGGATAGAAGCTGGTAGTAAAGAAAAGATGAGAAGGAAAGGTAATAAGAAAAGACCAAGCGCTATGAATTTTAGACAGGCTGCAAAGACTGCAAAGGATCGAGGTATCTAATGGCTAGACCAACTAAGTGGAGTAAAGAACTAGAAGAACAGGCTTATGACTACATTAGAGATTATGGTAACCACGGTCATATGATCCCTAGTATTGAAGGATTAGCTATTGTTTTAGACCTACACAGAGACACTCTATACGATTGGGCCAAGCAAAAAGATAAGAAGTTTTCCGACATATTAGGCAAGATATTACAAATGCAACAGCTTACATTGATTAATGGAGGGTTGTCTAACAAGTTTAATTCAGCTATTACTAAGTTAGTTTTAGGTAAGCATGGCTTCCACGATAAGATGGAACAAGACATAAGTTCTAGTGATGGAAGTATGAAGCCAACAGTTATAGAATTGGTTGGTAAGGTCAATGAGTGAAGTAGCTCAGATAGAATTACCACCTAAATTAGTTCCTGTATTTGAGGGTGAGGCAAGGAGTCGTTTTTCGTTTGGAGGCAGAGGATCAGGAAAAACCAGAAGTTTTGCGTTAATGACAGCAGTTTATGGTTACAGAATGTCTATGGCTGGAAAGCGTGGTCAGATACTTTGCGCTAGAGAGTTTATGAATAGCCTTAGTGAGTCATCATTGGAAGAGATTAAATCTGCAATACTTTCAGTTCCGTGGTTAGCTGACTTCTATGAAATATCAGAGCGTACTATTAAAAGCAGAGATGGTAATATTCAATATACGTTCTCAGGTCTTAGAAGATCATTAGACTCAATTAAATCAAAGGCTCGTATATTGTTGTGTTGGGTAGATGAGGCAGAGGCATTAAGTGGCAGAGCTTACGATGTATTAATACCAACTGTCCGTGAAGTAGACTCAGAAATATGGATAACCTGGAATCCAGAGTCTAAGTATTCAGCAACACATGAAAGATATAGAGCCAATCCACCAAAAGATTCTAAAGGTGTAATGCTTAACTATACAGACAACCCCTGGTTTCCTGATGTCTTAGAACAAACAAGAATAGAAGACAAAGAAAAAAGACCTGATATGTATGAGCATATATGGGAAGGTGGTTATCTTATTTATAGTGAAGGTGCTTACTATGCAGCAGAAATGCGAAGAGCAAGAGATGAGGATCGGATAACTAATGTAGGTTATGACAGAGGTAAAGGCGTTGTAACCAGTTGGGATTTAGGCGTAGGTGATTCAACTGCCATATGGTTTGCACAGTTTATTGGCACAGAAGTACATCTAATAGATTACTATGAGGCATCAGGTGTTGGCCTGGAGCATTATGCTAAAGTGTTACAGGATAAAGGTTATGTGTATGAACAACACGTTTTTCCTCATGACGTTAGAGTTAGAGAGCTTGGATCAGGCAAGAGTCGTATTGAAACATTAGAAGGATTAGGCATCAGAGATATAGAGATAGCACCATCATTACTCATAGACGATGGCATACAATCAGTTAGAGCTATGCTAGATAAGTGTTGGTTTGATGCAGAGAAGTGTGAGAAGGGTATAGATGCAATAACAAACTACTCACGTGATTGGGATGACAATGGTAAAACATGGCGTATGAGACCATCTCATAACTGGGCATCACATGGCAGCGATTCATTTCGTTACCTGGCAATTGGTTATCAACCTTATAATGAGTCATGGGATAAACCTATTAGAAGAAATATGAAGGGAATTGTATGAAAGGTATATTGGCTAATATGTGGAATAACAAAGAGAGTGTAGTTGGTGGACTCTTTGATATGTTTGATGCACCTAAGAAAGAAGCAAAGCTAGGTGCAGACTTAGATTATGGTTTATTAGCTAGTAACTTTGCACCTGATATGAAAGAAACAGGCGAAGAAATAAAAACAATGGTTACAAACCCACGTGAAACTGTTAAAGCAATTGCTGATTTAGGTGGTGGAGCAATAGGAAAAATAACTCCTGATTTTATTAAAACAGGATTATTAAAAGCAGCACCTGACAATCGAATAACAAGTGAAAGAACATCTAAGATGGCTTCTGATGCATGGACAGATATAGTTGCTACTCATGGTAGTGTAGATGGCTTTAAGAAATTTGCACAAGAAAATCCATTTGAAGCAATGCTTGAACTTACTGGTGCTGGATTAGTAGCTAGACAAGTTAAGAACGTAACAGCTCCAGTTGTAATGGATGCTATTCAAATAGCTGAAAAGAATGGATTAATGGATCAGATACGCAAAGTCGGTTCGTTACCTGTTGGATTATCCATGAAAGATATAAGTAAGATGAATCCATCTGAACTTAAAATGTACATGGCATCACAAGATATATACAATGAATATTTAGGTAAAGTTGATCCAAACTATGTATTAGGACAACCGTTAGCAACACAATCTGATGCTGGAAAATTAGCTACACTTAAAACAGAAATAATAGGTCAAGATCAAGACTTAGTTACACCATCAGGAATAAAATTAAGTGATTTAGAAGGCAGAGTTTTAATGGGTTTTGAAAGTGATAGGACAGATGCTGGAGGTACTTTAACTAAAGTAAATGATTTTACGGTTAACACAAAATTATTTGGTGGTATTAAATTTCAGTTATTAATAGATATGATGAAAAGAGAAGACATATGGGCAAGTGACAAAGCTCCACTTGATAAAATAGCAAAACAAGCTGAACTTGTTAAAGCTATAGAAGGCGAATATCCATTAGTAACTCAATACATAATGCAACCACAAGGAAGTAACTTTGCTCACATGACACAACAACTAATGATGGAAGTTTATCAACAAGCGTTACCAATAGCAAAGAAAAATAAAATAAACAAAGAAATTAAAAAACTTGTACCTGAATGGAAAGGCATAGATGCTGATGATTTACCACTTGAGTTATCAAAAATTAAAGGTGCAACAAGAAAAAAGATTAACTTAATCTTAGGAAGATCAGAATTTACTAATGAAGGATTATCATTAGCTGAAACAGGATTAGCTTTGTCTGATAAAACTTTAGTCAATGCACCAAGAGGGCAAATAAGTGGCTTAATTAGTGAACCTAACTTTGGATTAAATCCAATAGAAGCTGGTTCAACACATTATTCTTATCCTTATAATATGAAAGGTGGAGTTTTAGGGGAATTAGATCGACCATATAATTGGTTTGACTTAATCAGTCATAACCCTATAAACATGAAAGGTAGAATATATGATCCAAAAAATCTAAAACCTAAAGACTTTAGAGCTGCACAAACTAATATGCCTTCTTTTGTTAAAATTACTGATAAAGTTTTAAGAGCTGTTGATGACCAGGGATTACTATAACAATTAACATTATTCTTAATTACTGATATACTTACGCTAAAATAGGACTGATTATGGCATTAAATACGTACACAGGCTTAAAAACAAGCATTGCTGATTTCTTAAATAGAGATGATTT